TCATCGAGGGTGGGCCGCGTCGAGGGGCTCGCCCATCAGACGCTCCATCATCGCCTCGATAGCCGGCGAATCGCATGGCTCGCCGGCGATGACCACCAGTTGCGGCATCCGGTCCTTGTGCTCTTGGTGAACGGTCAGGACGTGGCCGCCGCCGCCCGGCGTGATGGCGTGGATCTCGAAGTCCATCAGCGCTGCTCCAAGTATCGGCTGGCGCCGAACATGCGCACCGCCAGCACCATAGGTGCGCGGCGCCAGGTCGGCACGCCGCACGCAGTTAGCGCCTCGCCGTAAATCACATCGGCGACCTCGCGCGGCACGATGCCCTTTTCGTACAGGTAGTCGTGAACAACAGCCGCTTCGTCACCGATTCCACCGAACAGCCAGTACGTCAGCGGCGCGCGCGGCACGCTGGCATAGTCGGTGACGAAGCCCTCCGGCACCAGCACCACGTCGGCCAGCAGCGCCGAGTAGTACGTCAGGGGCGCCAGCAACACGCGATCCTTGCCAAAGAGCGACACGCGCTCATCACGCAACTTCGTCAGGAACTCACCACCTGGCTGGGCTAGCGGGGCGTCACTTGGCTTGGCGAGCATTGCGCACCTCGTCGCCGGTGTAGGTGCCGGTGCATTGCATGGCCAGGTTCGAGCAGCCGGGCAGGGCCAGGAACAGGGCGAGCAGCAGGATGCGTTTCATGGCATGCCTTTCAGGTTGTCGTACTGGGACATGTTCCGGCCGCGCATGATCGAGATCAGCAGGTCGGCGTAGTTGGGATCGGTGGCGTAGCCGGCCTTGGCGACGGCACGGGCCCAGCCTTCGCCGGTCTTCTCTCTGAAGCAGAGCACGTAGCGCGGGTTCACCTTGAGGAAATTGGCGTGGTCGACCATGCACTCGGCCCAGTCCTTGTAGGCGCGGAACTTGTCGGTGACCTGCGTGCGCACGCCCTTGATGACTTCGTGCGTTGTGACGAGCGTCACAGGCCCTTTCCACTTCGGGCCCGGCTTGATGCCGAACAGGTTGCAGCCTGGCGCACGCGCGCCCCAGCCGGATTCGAGTGCGGCCTGCGCCAAGATCAGGCTCGCGGGGATGCCGGTGGCGCGATGCGTTGCTTGCGCTGCGGGCAGCAGCATGGTGATGAATGCGGTTGGCGGCATGGTCATTGTTCTTTCTGCGGCGGATCGGCGGGGAGATTCAGCTTCGAGTTCATCAGCGCCTCGAACTTGAACAGGGCTCGCGAACCCATGTGGGCGGCAATGCCGACCAGGGCGTATTTCATGGGAGAGGAGGCACTGGCTGCGTCACAAAGGTGGGCGGTGATGATCCCGGTGAAGCCTGAGACGGACAATTCGCCGACGAGTTCAGTTAGATTCCAGGCGCGTGCGTGGCCTTCGCGCATCTTGCGCACGAAGCTCGCCCATCCGCCCCACAGGGAAATGGCGATCAGCAGCCCCCAGCTAACCAGGGTGTCGTAGTCGAGGCCGCCAGGGGGCGGGGTAGTAGGGGTCATAAAGACCTTTCGGAAATGAAAAAGGCCACCCGAAGGCGGCCGTATAATTGTGAAAACTTCTTGGAGCAGCGAATGTCCTACGATCCGATCCAGCTGGGCGCGGCACTCGCGTACATCATCAATGCCTGGTTAGCGTCCCGGCGCAAGTAGCCGACGCTGCCGTTCCTCCTCCGTTTCCAAGTCCATGAATGCCGCTGGCGAGAGCAGCAGCCCCCGCTGGCCGGCTGGCACAGCCTGGCGCGGCCCGGCGAGCGTGCGCGGTACGTCCAGCGCGCGGCCCGATTGGAAGCCCACCTTGATGCTTTCCAGTGGATCGCCGATAGCGGCCTGGCCGAACGGGATCTTCGACAGCACGGACTGGCTCAAGATCCGTTCAGCCATGCCGCCCAGCGCGCCGGCCGTGTTCGAGTTGTTCACCGCGGCACCGCTCGGCTGGAACTGCTCGTAGCGCGACACGCGGCCGATCGCCTTCAACTGGTTGATCTCTTCCGGCTGGAAGAACAGACGCAGCTTGCGGTCGCCGATCGTGTCGAGCGCCTTCACGTACGTGGCGCCGGCGAAGTTGCCGACCTCGTCCGCCTGACCATACAGCGCCTTCGATTTCAAATGCCCCAGGATCTGCTCGCGTACGGCGTTCATCGCCACGGGGTTCGCCTTGATCGAGCTCTTGAGCTGGGCCACGCTCATGAAGTCGGCCTTTTTGCCGGTGCCGACGATGAAGTCCTGCACAAACTTGTCCGGCTCGACGCCATCGCGCACAGCCTGCAGCGCGGGGGTCTTCTCGACCAGTCCCATGTACATGCGGTTGACGCGGCGCGCGCGGTTGAACGCGTTGATCGAGTCCTGGCCCAGGTCCTGCGCCGCGCCGGCCGTCATGCCGCCAGCCGTGGCCAGTTGGTTCCCGTCGACCGCCGGCGCCGCGCCACGCCCGATCAGCGGGGCCTCGTCCAGCGCCTGCCGCACGGCACCGAGCGCATAACGCACGTTCCCGTCCATGCTCGAGCGCTGCAGACGGCCGATGTTCGACTTGAACTGCTCGGCGATCTCGACCGTCAGCGGGGTTTTGGCGTTGGCGAAATCGTTCAGCTTGTTGCGGATATCGGGCGTGAGGAACGACTCGACGTTCGCCTCGTTCAGCAGGTCGCCCGCGCGGTTGGTAAAGGTGACATGGTCCAGCGCGGCGCTGCGCCCGCGCGAGTCTCGAGCTCGGTCGTACAGCTTGCCGATCACGTCGCGTGCACGCTCGTCCCGGCGCTCCAGCGCGCCAATGATCCGTTCGCCGCCGGCGTAGGCATCGTCTGCCGCGCCGGCGCCCAAGTTGTTCAGCCCGGACTTGAGCGCCTGGTTGTTGCGGTTCTCGGTCTGGCCCAGGAACTGCGCGGTGCTGTCCCGGCTGTTGATGCCCAGCTTTGCCAGGTTCTTCTGCTGCGTCACCACGGCCGGATCCAGCGTCAGACCGGCGGCCGTCGGCGTCAGCCCGGTGAGCCGGTAGTCGGCCAGGCGCCGCACAGCGTCGGGCGATACCTGGTCGCTGGTGCGGAATGCCTTGGCCACGTCGTCGCGGATGCTCTGCGCCACCTGGCGCGGCAGCTCGCTGAGCGTGACACCCGAGTCCTGCAGCGCGTTGTTGATCGTGATGTCGATTCGCTGCGCCTGCTGTGCCGTCGGCGTGGCCGGTTGCATGCGGCGCGCGACGGCGCCGGCTGCGCGCTGCACGCCACCCATTGCCATCGGTGCGCCGACGCCGGCCGCCAGGGACGCCACAAGCTGCGCAGTGTCGCCGCCGCCAGTCTCGCGCGTGTATCCGCCGGCCAGGCCAGCAGCGCCCGCTGAGGCCAGTTGCTGGCCCGGGTTGGCCGCCAGCATGCGCCCCGCCGCCTGCGCGGTGCCGGTCAGCCCCTGCGATACTTTGCTTGCCGTCCCCATCATGCCGGCACCACCGGCGACCAGGCGCGAAGCATCCCCGACAATGCGTTCGCCAGCGGTGCGCGGCTGCGGCAGGCCAAGGCCATCAGCGATCGTAGTACCGGTGCGCGCGGTTGGCTTGTTGCCCAGCACTGGCGCGGCCAGCGTGCGCAGCGGGTTGCCAACGAAGGTGTCGAACACCTCGCCAACGCCCTCGATGCCGTAGCGCGCGGTCAGTCCGGCCTGGCGCGGCACATCGGAGATTGCGTCACCAAGCTGAGCACCGAAGCCGCGCTGCTGCGCTGGCGCCGCGTCGAACAGTTCGGCCGACAGGTCCCGGCCGCCTTTCTTCGGCGCCGGCGCATCGCCGAACAGTTCAGCGGAAAGATCACGTCCTGCCATCACTGGCCTCCAATCGTATAGCCCTTGGCACGAAGGGCGGCGGTTACTTCTTTCGTGCTGCGCCCGCTGGCGCGCGCGGTGGCAGTGATGTCGGCAAGGGACACCGTTTTGTTGCCGGCGGCCGCCGGTGCGGCCGCGCTCGGCGCCGGCACAGACGGTTGTGCAGGTGCTGCGCGCCCAGCAGCAGTTTTCGCTGCCTCGATCACGTTATTCAGCCGCGCCTGCTTATCCTTCACAGTGCCAGGCGCATCCCCGATCTGCGGGAAATACGATTTGCGATACCCTTCAAGCTGCTCTTTCGTGTAGGCGGCGCCAGTACCGAGCGTCAGTGCGGCGTCCAGAATGTCGAGTTGGGCGGCATCCACTTTCTGGCGCGACTCGCCAGTGAGGGAGTTTGCTGCAGCTTCGGCGCCGACCCCGCGCAAGCCCTGTGCGAGCAGACTTGGAGTGGCCGCGCCCGGGGCATCCTTTACCGCCGCCTCAAGCTGCGCCTCCGAGAATTGCAGACGTTGAAGCAAGGTCGACGCTTTGCGCTCACCTTCCGACGCGGTCGCGTGCTTGGTTGCAGGGCCGCCAGGGATGGGCTCCAGATTGCCGTTAGCTGCCCAACGGTAGCCACCTGGCGCCCGGCCGCCGCCGGTTTGAGCCTGCTTTTCAATCGCGAGCCGCTGCCGGCTGATGCCAAGATTTTCGCGTGCAATCGCATTGCTGGCTGCAGCATCAGGCGACATAGTGCGCTGGAATGCTTGGCCAGGCTGCAGCTCATACGGGTTCACTGCCACACTGCGCCCGCCCAAGTTTTCAAGCTCGAGCTTCTCGCGCGGTGACAGGCCGTCGAGCTGCTTGACGCTGCCGTCGTCCGCCGTGCGCACTGCCACCGGCTTGCCGTTCGGCCCGTTCACGAACGTAATGCCGCTGTCGAACTTCGGCGGCGCCTTGGCGAACGACTTGCGCAGCTCCATCGCACCCATCGGGTCGAACTGGGCCACGTTGTTGACGAACGCGTTCTGGTCAAAGCCATCAGGCCCCTGCGCCGCCTGCGCGGCCTGGGCGATGCGCGCCTGTTTCTCGATCTGGCTCTGCTGCTGGGCCAGGTCGCTTTCGACGCCCTGGATCTGCAGGCCGCGCAGCTTTTCAGCCTGGCCGGTCTGGCGCGCCTGGGCTTCCTGCTGCTGGTACGCGCCCAGGCCGCTGCCGAGAATCTGGCCGAAGCTGGTAGGGCGGGTCGATGGCCCGGAGGCCTGGAGAATCTGCGCCGCCGCAGCAAGCAGCCCCTGCGACTGCGGGTTGCCGCTGAACATTTCGAAAAGTCCTGCCATGTCTCCCCCCTTACCAGCCGTAGCCGAACGATTGCACCGGCAGTTTTGTCGGTGCCACTTGATAATTGCCCGCCGTCCCGTTGGTCTGGAGGGGTGTTGCACTGCCAGTGCCGCCGAACAGGTTGCCGAACTGGTTGCCCAGCTGCGCGCCGAGCAGGCCGCCGCCCAGGGCCGCGCCCGCGTTGCTCGAGTACAGCGGCTGCGACACGTTGCCGGTCGTCTCGTTACTGGTCGTGCTGTTTGTCGAGCCGCTGGTCGTGCCGCTGTTCGATGTCGTGGCGCCGGCGCCGAGGAACGGCTGCAGGATGCCGCTGATCGAGCCGAGCCGGCCGACGTCTGCATTGCTGTAGCCCGCCGCAGTGCCGAGCAGTCCCTGCTGCAGGCCGATGCCGGTTGCCATGTTTGAACTGTTCTGGCCGCGCGTGCCCATCAGCGCCTGGATGTTCGTGTTGTCGGCTGCTTGGCGCATCGATGCATCCTGCTGCGCCACACCGTACTGCTGCGCGCCCAGGCCCTGAGTCGCCGACAGCGCGCGGTTCGAATCGCTCTCGTACGCGTTCGCCTTGGCGCCGACAGCGGCGTTCGTGGCATTCTGGCCGAACATGGACGACGCGCGCGCCAGCTCTTTCTGCTGCTGGCCGATCGCGTTGCCCTCGGCGATGCCTTGCCGGGAGCCGCCGTACTGGCCGGCTGCGATGGCGCCACCACGGATCGACGGCAGCACGTTCTGCAGCAAGTTCTCGTTGCTGTCGTCCTGCATCTGTTGGAAGCCGAGGCGGTTCATCCCGATCGCGCCGCCGATCTGCTGATCCAGGTATGGGTTCGCGCCCGGCGTGCCGTTGATGAAGCGATCGTAAGCGCCGGACAGGTCCATGCCGTTCTGTGATGGCGCGCGCACCTGCGCGGCCTGCATTGCCGGAGCATCGTACTGGCTGCTGGTGAGCGCGTTCGTGCTGGCATAGCCGTTGTTGAGGATCTGGCCAGCATTGGCGTTCAGGAAGCTGTTGCCGGCGCCTGAGAGGCTCGATCCTCCATTCGACAGCGCGCCGCCCAGGCTGCCCAGGATGCCGCCACCGTTCTGGCCCAAGAGCTGCGCAATGCGCGGATCCAGCGTGTTGGTCGCGGTACTCGACTGCGAACCGTTCTGCGTGACCGCCTCGGTGCCTTTCTGCGTGCCGCTCTGGTTCTGGCCGGCTTGCGCCGCCTTCGCGTTGTTTTTGCTCGACAGATAACTGCCAGTTGCGCCGATTGCGGCGCCTGCTACTGCGACCCAAGCCATGGATTTACCCCTTCAATTTCAGTTGGTCAGCGCAGAAGGACAGAAACTCTGCCTCGCTCGTTGCGATGAATTCGGTTTTGATGTCGTCGACATCGGTCTTGTGCGTGCCGTGCACCGTCAGCCAGCGTGCGTCGGTCAGCGCGTATGCGGCGCGCTTGGTGCCTGGCGGCGATACCTCCACGTGGCCGGCCTTGACGTGCTTGACGCCCTGGTCGGTCAGGACCAGCAGTTCGCCTTCGAGCAGCACGTTCAGGTTGTCGAACTTGTGAATGTCGCCCGTCAGCACGGTGCCGGCGGGAATTCGCAGTTCACGCCCGTAGACGCCGTGCGAAAAGTGGTGCTCCACCGGCATTTCTACCGGCGCCAAGTCCCGCACGATGGCCTGCTCGAGCGCGAACACGCGGCCACGATCGAGGCACGTTGCGCGCGCGACCGGAAGGTCGTAGCCGACATGGGCCGGCGTGATCGCGGCCGGCGGCGCGAAGTTCGGTTGCGTCATCGTGATCCTTACCCGAGCGGCGTCCATACGCCGTTGCTGTTGTAGTAGTAGTACCCCTCGCCGCTGCCAGGGTTCCAGTCCGCGCCATTCGTGTAGACGATCATCCCCGGCCCTGGATCGTCCGGCGGCGCCGCCATTGGCGCGAGCCGAAGACTTGCAGCAGGCGCGAGCAGGGCGGAGAACAAGCCGGCGATGCGGTTCAGCTCTTCGTCCAGGTAGCGGGGAATGTCGGCCTGGCTCGTCGGCACAGGGCCGGCCGAGTACCCGACGATCGAACCTTTCGGCGTCTTCACCATTTGCCCCCTTTGAGAATTTCTATATCAAAGCTGTCGAGTTTCCACTGCACCGCGCTGCCCGACTCGAACCGGATCGCCAGGTAGCGGTAGCTGACCATGCAATCAACCGCGATGTCTTCGCCGATCACGAACTCGATCTCGGCGTCGTATTCGGGATCCGCTGCCGGGTCCGTCATGTGGCCGCCGACGCGCACGATCACGGTCTCGCCGGGGTTGCCAGTGATGCGCGGGCGGATGCCGACGATCAGCTTGGTGAACTCAGCCTCACCGAAGCTCAGGCCGCGCCGCTCCATGTACGAAGCCGGCGGCGTGCCGTTGAACGTGACCGACGAATCGAGCAGCAGCAGCTGCTTGTCCGCCGACGCCATCAGCACGCGCATCAGGTTCGGCGTGAAAGCCGGCACGTTCCAGGCGGTCAGGTCGGTGATCCAGGCATCGTTGTCCGACGACCAGCTGTCGTTGAGCGTGTTGTCGACCGGGCCGTATGCCGCGTGGTGCAGGGCAGGGATGTCGCGGTAGGTGACCGTGCGATCCTTGTAATTCCACACCATCGCCTTGTTCGGCACCGTGTTTCCCACCGACGCGTAGCAGACATACACCTCGTTCAGGAACGGATTCTTGAACACGAACGAGTGGCTTGCGTACTCGGTGTCGATGTCCTGGAACAGCGCCCGGCGCGCCACCTTGTCGAGCACCGGCGTGGCCGACTGGCCATCGTGCACGACCACATCCGAGTTGGTCAGCACGAAGTGCAGGCCGTCCAGCTCGACGATGCAGTTTCGGTTCATCGCGCCCGACACGCCCAGCACCTTGCGGAAGCTGAACATGTAGCCGCCGCCCGTGAAGTCCATCCGATAGACGGACTGTTCCTTGTAGATGATCAGGCTGTCGCGCAGCACCAGGCCATCGACGATTGGGTCGCTGCCCTCGGCAAGGTCGGTGTCGCCCGATTCCGACGTCGGGTCGCCGTGCGCCCAGCTGCTTGGCACGCCCCCCGGGTCTGCTGGCGAGGACCACATGACATTGAATGGCAGGTTCACACCATCGCGCGTCACGTTCAGCGCGACCAGGAAGTTCCTGTACGCACGCATCGATTTGCAGAACGTGTTCGCCGGCCAGTTGTCGAGCGTCTGGAAGCGACTGTTCACATCGAGATTCCACCGCTGCGGCGGGTCGACCTCGTTGCCCGGGTTCAGGATCGGGATGCCAGACAGCACCGTGCTGGTCCAGGCGTTCGGCTCGCCGCTGTAATCCACGTCGGCGCCGGCAGTCTGGCGCGTCAGGTTCACATGGTCAGTCTCTCCGTCGATGATCGCGCTGGCGAAGATTTTCTTCTCGCCAGCGTAGATCCAGTACCGCATGTTGCCGATGTTGACCGGGCACAGGTGCAGCGGCACGACTTCCGGCGCGCCGTACGTAGGGCCGTGACCGAAAAACTGCATCGCAGCGCCGCCGAGAAAGCGCACGTTGAGCGCGTCCGTCCAGGCATTCGGCGGCAGTTCGTGAGCGGCCACGTCCTTGATGACGCCCACGCTGCCAGCATTGGGGATTCGGATCATCGGCATATCACCACCAGTAGACTACGACTTCACCACGGCCACCGTTGCCGCCATTGCCGCCAGGCTGCGCGCCGACGTTCTGACCAGTGGCGCTGCCGCCGCCGCCACCGCAACCGATCGAGCCATTGCCGCCGGATGTCCCGGCGGTATTCGCGTTTCCGTTGCCGCCGCCGCCACCAACGCCCGGCAGGCCTTCTGCAAACGCTGGGTCGATCACAATAGGCCCGCCATTTGCAGCGGCACCTGCCGTGTTAGAACCTCGCTTGCCGCCCGCGCTGCCGACGCCCCCATTGGTTGGGCCGCCAGCACCGCCACCAGCACCGCCTCGCCCGGAACTCCCCCCGGGAGATGAGCCTGTGCTGTTACCGCCGCCGCCACCACCGTTTTCGGCATTGCCGTTCGCCGGCGCGCCGTCCGGGCCGCGTGCTGGAGTAGTCGCAGACGCCGTCACCACACCGAAAGATTGTGTGCCGCCCGCACCACCGAGTCCAACGCTATTGTTCGTCACGGCGCCGTTTCCGCCATTCACTGAGATGAACGAACCAAACGATGAGATCCCGCCAGCGGTACCGGAGTTTGCAGGCCCCGGAGTCGAAATGCTGCCCGCTCCGCCCAAGCCACCTGCGCCGACAGTGACCGCTACTGGCACTAAAACTTTGGAGGCGTCGATCAGCATCGATGCAAAAGCGCCGCCCCCGCCGCCGCCGCCTGGCACGCCTGCAACACCACCACTACCACCGCCGCCGCCCGACAGCAGCTCGACGTAATACATGGATGCCCCGGCTTTCGGCGGGAACACACCAGAGGCGGGGAACACTTCGAACTTCTGCTCGAATGGATCGGCGCCGAGCGTGACGCCAACTTTCAGCCCTTCGTTCATTGCGTGTCCCCCGCAAAGGTGGTGCTGACGCTGAACGCGTCCGGGTTGTTGGTCGATGCGCGCAGCTGCCAGCCAGCCGGCAGGATCAGCGGCAGGTAACCCGCATCCGTGTTGAACTGGGACGCCATGGCCTTGCTGAACGCCGACTTGATGACCGAATAGGCGCCCACGATCGCGGCGTTCGCGCCCGGCGAACTCGCCATGGTGTAGGTGAAGGTGCTCGGCCCTGTCACCGTGATCACATACGAGCCGTTGTAGGCCGCTGGCGTGGCGCCGGACACGATTACCGTGTCGCCAGTCGTCAGGCCATGCGGCGCTGCCGTGGTGAGCGTGGCAAGGGCAGTCGTCGAGGTGATCGAGCTGATGGCGCGCGGCACGACGGTAGCGGCGGTTACTGGCACCTCGCGCCACAGTTGCGGGACCTCGGCGGCCTTGATGGTCGAGAAAGCACCCTGTGCGATCGCGTTGGTCGTCGGCGCCACCGGCAGCGTGTAAGTGAACGTGGTCGCGTTCGGCACCGTGATGGCCGCATTCGTCACGTTGTACTGGTCAGGCATGGCGTTCTGCACAGTCACCAGCTCGCCCGTTGTCAAGCCGTGGCTGGCAGAGGTGGTGACCGTTGCGGTGGTGCCGCTGAACGCAATCGAGTTGATCGGCGCGCCCGGCGCACCCTTCACCAGGAACAGGCGCACCACGCCCGCCATCGTGTCGCCCAGCGCCTGCACCTGGAGCTTGTCCACGCGCGTGCCCGACATGATCGTAGGCGATGCCGTCAGCACCGTGCCCATGGCGCCGGTGCCGTCGCGCAGCGCGTTCGCCACCGCGATGGTGACTTTGCCCAGCTTCGGGATGGATGCGTATTGTGCTTGCGTGGTCATTTAGACGATTCCTTGTGCTTGAAGAAGAAAGCCGGGGACCGGCGTGTTGAGGTAGGCAAACGCGCCGTTTTGGTATGCCAGGAAGTACTGGCCGGTCATGGCCGGCGGCGCCGGCAGCATCGAGCTGAATGACAGGTTGTCGATGTAATTCTTCGTGATGCCGATCAGCCGGTATTCGGTACCGGTATCGACCATCACCACATACTGGCCGGCGACCAAGTCGCCCGGCAGCAGCGGGGCGCCGCTAACGCTGCGGATCGCGCGCGCGCCCAGGCCGGACACGTTCATGGTCGGCGCGGCAGTCAGGCTCGTCACGTTCGGCATCCAGACCACCAGCGTGTTCGCCACATAGCCAGTCAGCGCCGTTGCCGGTGCCAGCGTGTACGTGTCGACGACGCCGCTCGCCCGCCCGCCGACCAGCACCGGGCCAGCGAAGCCGGGGAAGCAGTTCTTGACCGCCGTCTTGATGTTGCGCAGGTGGTCGTCGCCCTGGGACTTGGCGTCTGCCGGGCCCGGCGACGTGGGGTCGAGATCGTCAATCAGCACGACCAGTTTTTCGAGTGCCATGTTTTTCCTATGGGGTTCGTGAGTCCGAGCGCACAACCAGATCGCCGGCCGTGCCCTTCGTTGAGTTGGCCGATTTCAGCGCGACCTGATACTTGCCTTCCCATGTGGCCTGGCCTTCGAGGTTGCTCGTGAAGGTCATGGCTTCGATCATGGTTGCGGCCAGGTACAGCGATGGGTTTCGCTCCATCAGCCAGTTGCGGCCGTCGACGGCGTCATCGAGCGGTGGCAGCGTCATGCGCGCCGACAGATCCAGCTGGTACACGCCGTCGGGCGTCGGCCCGAGGTAGAGCGCATCGCCGATCACCGTGTAGTGCCGCGGCGCGCCCGCGCAGTTCCCGCTATATCGGGAACGGAATGCATCGGCCGACAGGTAGCTGGCTGGCGCCTGCCACGGCACACCAACCGCGCGGATCTCGACGACGCCCTGCGGCAAGGCCACGACGCCCGTCCCGGCCACAGTCGGCAGAGAGATCGTCGAGTCCATGCCGCGCGCTTCCAGATCGGCGCTCATGCGCTCCTCGGCCAGCATCACCAGGTCGGGCACCAGCGAGGCCAGGTCTTTCCGGTGCATCCACTTGATGACCGAGGCCTGCAGCCAGGCATAGTCGCGTCCAGTTGGGTTCGGCTCTGGCTGCGGCTCCGGGTCCGGCTCGACCAGCGCCGGCGGATAAAAGCCGAGCGCAGTGGCGCCCAGCGGGGAATAACCGAGCATTTTCGTTTCCTTGTGAAATTCCCAGCGAGATGCATGGGCCGTTAATTGGCGCCGATCGAGGTCAGGTACGTGGTAACCGCGCTATTGAGAGCAGCTTCCTGTGCCGGAGTCCGGCCAGAGCCGGCAATGAACATCCCGTACTGGCGCAGCGTGCCGTTGGTGCCGGACGTGTTATTGCTGGAGTTCCTGTTGCCGACAAATATCAAGTTGCTCGACTCGCCTACGTCAGCGTTGACCGTATCCGTGATGCCGACCTGCACGCCTTTTTGGAAGCACGTGGTCGAATTCACCGACTTGCGGCTCACACTCCAGAGACCCGAGATGTCCGATGGTCCGGCGAACGTGTTGTTGGCGTTGACGTCCATCGTATTGATGCGGAAGGATGCGTTGCCAGTGGCCTGTGTGAAGTACAGCAGGATGCCCTTGCCCGTCGTGGTTGGCACAAAGCCCAAGTCACAGCCATTCGTGGACAGATTGCCGCGGATATACAGGCCATAACTTACGTTACCGGGCGCCAGCTTGGAATCGCCGGTGACCGGGTTCACGTTCGTATTGACAAAGCTAGCGGTGCTCGTGCCCGTGAATCCTTGATCAGCGGTAAAGGTCATGCCGGAATTAGCTGCCACGACTGGCACGTTGCGGGCATTGACCAGCGCCGCCTGCTCGGCGTGCGATGCATAAATCTGCAGGACCGAGATCCCCGACCACAAGCCGTTACTGATCAGCGCGTCGAAGAACGTAGCGAGCTTCGCCAGGCGGTCCGTGCTTGGGGCGACGGTCATCTTGGCGGCATACTGACGGGCGGCTTCTGTGCCGGACAGGCCCTCGTCGTACATCAGATCGCCGTGGATTACCACGCCGTTCGGCCCATAATGGACGGTGTCCGCCCCATCGATCGTGACCGAGTCCGCGCTGAACCAGCGGCAATATGCTTTTGTCTCGCCGACAGTTTGCTGCGCGGCGCGCACGGGCGCAGGGTTGGCCCAAGTGCCAGTTTGGATGCGCGAGATGATGAACGGGGTAGTGGCGCCGATCGTTCCTGCGTTTCGCAGCGAATCGATGAAAGTGATCAGGTTGGCGCCGTATGCATTTGCAGCATCAACCGTAGAGCCAGCGTCGTTTTCGCCCTGAGTCCAGTTCATGCCGCGCAGGTTGACGGTCTTGCCTGCGGCCGTCAGATTTGCTTTTGCATCAGCTACCCACGACACCAGCTCATCGTACAAGTCGCTGCGCAGTGCCGGGTCCCAGCAGCCGCGGTTAGCCGTACGAGCCGCCTGCGACAGCGAGGTAGTGCTGTGGCCCTTCTTGATCATGTACAGCGGCACGCCCGGGTTGTCGATTTTCCAGCGGCGGGCGTATTCGGCTTCTGCACCAAAGTACTCGTTAGAGGTTTCCGGGTACTTGCCGCCCTCCAGGTGTACAGCCGAGTTCACCTGCGCCTGATAGGTCAGCCAGGTCTTGGCAAACGGGTCCCAGATAAATACGTCGGTCATTGGGCCTGCGATTGCTGCAGGGACCGTCTGCGCACTGGTATTGCCGTTGCTGTTGCACTGGGACTGACCGGCGAAGATAACCACCTGCGCGGTAGTCGGCGTGCTGCCGCCACCAGTTGAGGGCGTCGCAGCACCGACCGTCTGGTACACGCCGCCGACCTTGAGGTACATGCTGATCACGCCACTGGACAGACCGGTCTGGAAGTACACAGTGCCATTGCTGCGGCCGTCCGCGTTGCTCGGGGCATCTGCAGACGTGACGAAGCGCGAGGTGTCGCCGAGCGCGATCTCGGCTCGCAGATCAGCGACCAGGCTGTCCAGCGCCTTGCTCGCGAGGGTGCAGAACACTTCCTTCGAGCCAGCAGGGAACACCACCGCCGCGCCACCGTTGGAGCTTGCATAAATCGCGGTGCGCGTCAGCGTGACGGTGTTGGTCAGCGTGTACGCGCCGTTTTCCCAGTTCCCCTTGCCGTCATCGACCGAGACGGAAATATTGGTGTCGCCGACAGTGAAGGCAGAGGAGAAGCTGCGGAATGTAGGCGCGGCGCCGCCCAGCGTGATGACGTCGGCACTGGTGGAGGTGGTCGTTTCTTTGACGCGGTCAGCTAGATTCATATGCTCTACTCAAATAGGGTTGTTACAGCTTTCCCGGCCAGATGCGGAACATGCTGTTGTCCGGGTGCTGGACCAGGCGCTTGATGTGGACTTCGTTGCCCATGAACTCGTGGAAGTTGATCTTGTTGTCGTTGCAGTACTTCTCGACGATCACGCTCGGGATGCGCGCGGCGTGCTTGACTTCGGCAGTGCCGTGCGCGCCCTCGTTGTGACGCCGCTTGGCGTCTTCGAGGATCGCGGTGCAGTCCTGCGACCGGCCGATGATCAGCTGGTCGTCCTGGGTGAAAATTTGGGTTGACAGTGACATGCGCGATCTTCCTTAGCCTGCGCTCTGCTCGGATGCGGTCACGGTGAACGTGCCGGCAGTCGGGCAGAGGATGAACGAGGCGCCAGTCGGCAAGTTGATGCCGTACGGCGATCCGATCGTCTGGTTCATGGCCAGGCCAACCGACAACGTGCCGGTGTTCCCGTTCGACCAGGTGGCCACGACGGCGCCGCTGGTGCACGTGAGTGGCGCCACGCCGATGCGCGCCTGCATGGTGCATGTGCCGCCACCCGACAGCGTGAGCGACGCGGTACACACCGGACTGACCGTCACGATCGCTGGCTTGGCCGGGTTCGCCGCCTGGTAGGGCGTGGTCAGTACCAGCGTGCGCGAGGCAGGCAGGCCGAAATTGAACGTCGGCGCCGGCGTGCCAGGGTTGCCCTGTGCGCCAGTTGCGCCCGTGTCACCCTTGTCGCCTTTCGTGCCAATCCCCGGCAGGCCCTGCGGCCCGGCTGGACCAACGATACTTGCGCCATCCTTGCCGTCTGCACCAGCGGCGCCCTTGAGCGAAGCGAGCCAGGCCTGCAGCGTGCCGCTGAAGCCGTCGACGGTGGCCAGCTCGTAAGCGCTCTTGCCATCGAGGCCATTCGTACCGTCGCGGCCAGGGCTGCCAATTGCGCCTTGTGGGCCGACTGGACCTTGCGGAACAGCCGCTTGCAGCACGCCGCCGCTTGCGACCAGCCCAGGGCCGATGCGCAGGTAGTCGGCCAGGTTCGTCGCAGAGTTGAAGAACACGATCGCGTCGACGGGCGGCTGCTGCGGCGTCTTGAGGACGTTGCCAGTGTTGAACTCGTTCTTCTGCGTGAATACGATGCTGTGAGGGCCGGCAAAGGCTGGCAGCGCGGTACATGCGGCCAGCAGCAGCGCGCCGGCCATGGTCAGGATGCGTTTCATGTGTTCTCCGGGTGGTTGTTGGCAGGCCTACAGGCCTTCGCCGTTCGTGAAGTAGAGGTTGGTCGTGCCGCTGGCGGTGATCGCCGCCACGTAGCTGGACGAGCCGCTGGTGAAGCTCTCGGTGGCGCCGGCCTTGATCGGCATCTTCGTCAGGGTCGACACGACGTTGACGTCACCGAAGTGCAGGAATGCGGTCGATGCGCCGTCGTTGACCACGCGCGTCACACTCGAATTGGGGTCGAGCTGCACGCGCGCCGATGCGACGCCAGCGGCCAGCAGCACCGTGTCAGCACCCGAGGGCGCAAAGGTTTTCAGTGTCATGGGTGTTCCATGCAGGGTAAAAAAAAGGCAGCCCCGAAGGGCTGCCCGTGTCGCTGCGCTTGCTACTGGTTACAGCACGTCGAGGACGGCACCGTTTGCCAGCGGGTTGATCGCTTCCAGCGTGCCTTCCAGCAGGATCTGGTTGCGCTCGCTGTCGCCGGTCTTGGCCAGCGGCGTTTTCTGCCATGGGCGCAGGGTCGCGAAGGCCCATTTGTCCGACTGCAGCACGAAAACGTCGCGTGGACGCTGCTGCAGATTCACGACCGCTTTCAGGGTCCCGAAGTCCGACACGTAGACGTCGATCGAAGCGTTCAGCTTGTTGTCGGCTTCCTTCTGGCGCGTCGCATTGCCGGTGAAGGTCGAAAAAGTCTGTTTCTGGGTCGCGCCCATCATCAGCACATTCGGGCGACCGCCAGCGATGAACGTTTTCTGCAGCGTGTCCTTGAGCAGGCTTTCGGTGAAAGCGCGGGCGGTGCCGTCGGTCTGCGCCACGTTACCGCCTGGCAGGTAGTTCGGGGCAACGTAGCCGGTACCCGAGCTGACGTTCGCGCCGGCCATCCAGCCGACCAGGCCACGCATCTGGCGCGGTGCGCTTGCAGTGGTGCCGTTGCGGGTCAGCGCGAATTCCACGTCGAGCTTCATTTCGGCCGACTTCAGGGCCATCTGCTTCGCCATTTCCGACTTCTTGCCGGCCTTGTCGACGCTTTCTTGGGTGCCCGAAACGCTGGCCGCTTCCTTCAGGATCTGGGTGTAGTTGCCCAGGCGGATCTGCGGGGTGACAGCGGTTGCGGTGGTGTCGTCGCCTTCGGCTTGCGCGTTCTGCTTACCCGCGCGCAGTGCTTGGGTTTGCCATTCGTGCAGGGTGCCCGAGGCCTTGGATTTGCCGATCATCGAGTAGAACGGCGTCTCCGACGGCGTGATCATGTCGATGATGTCGGTGAGGTCTTCACGGTTACCGATAGCGGCGGTCGACACGAAGGTATTGGTTGGTGCGGCCATCTTGGCCTCCTAATTTGGGTGGTTACAGGAATTGGGCAAATGCCGTTGCGGCGTCGTTGACCGAGCCGGATTGCTTGAGCTGCTTGACTGCGTTGGTGCGGCCGTCACCAGGGCGTGCCGAATCGGCGTTGCCAGGGCGTTCGACCTTTGGCGGTGCGGCGGCGACCTTCTTGCTGGTCGCACGCGCGCGCTCCATCAAGGCGTCGAACTGCATCGCCTTGCGGGCCATCAGCACGGCGCGGTGGTCGGTGAATTCCGCCTCCTCCGGCGCCAAGCCCTGGCTCACCAAGTACTCTTTGATCTGCGTCGATTCCGCTTTCGCTTTCGCCGGGTCACGCCACTCGGGCAGCTTGGCAAGAAGAAGTTCTTGCTGCGTTGCGAGGTGCTGACGTTGGGCGTCTGCTTGTTCGGATTGCCGCTGACTATTGATCTGCTGCAGCTCTTGCTGGGCCTGTTGAAGCTCCGCGTGTCTTGCTTGCAAGGTGCGTTGCGTCGACAGATAGGTCACCGGGTCGGACTGCAGCAGGTCTTCAGTGAGCTGCGCCGCGAGGGCATTCAGCTCGTATGTTGCTTGGTTGGCGAACGTGCCGAGCTTGTTTGCGTATTCGTCGCGCTGCGACCGCGCTTGAGCGATCTCGGCATCAGCGGTCTTGCGCTGCTCGGCTGCTTCGGCCGTCTTGCGGCTGTAGTCGGCCTGGCGCATGCCGTTTTTGACGTGCTCGGCCATTTCGTCGGCCGTCAGGACCATGTCCTTGCCGTCGACCTTAATCGTGAACGACTCCTGCTTCGGGTCAGCTTCACCAGCAGCAGGATCGATGCCAGCTTCTTCGGCCGCCAGGCGCTCGGCGGTCTGCTCGTCGGTTTCCGGTGGAGCATCCGCAGCAGGGGCGGGCGCAGCTTGATCGTCCGGCTCGTCGGTCAGGCGCGATTCGAACGCGCTGGCCGCGCTGAACGCATCGAGCGAACCGCCACCGGTACTGCCGGTCGTGCCATCCGTAGCCTGCTCGCGGTATGCGGCGCCGGGGAATTTCCAGTATTTCGGGTGCATTCGTTATCCTTCGATCGCGACGATTTCGCCGCTGGAGACTTGATAAGCTGGCGCGCCGACCAGGACTTGGGCATTGATGCCGTTGCCGATGTCGAGCAGGTCGCCGCGTGGTTCGGGGTACCAGATGCGCGTGGTAAGACGGGCGTCCGCGCGGGCAGCGGTGATGACATCGAGCCAGTCACGAATCTGACCAGCCGGGCGGGTACCGGCCATCACGGGTTCACTCCCTCGGCCCGATCCCTCGCCAGCAGGTTGTTCTGGTACTCGAGCTCCACGTTTGCCAGCTTCCCGTCCGTCATCGCTGACTCCAAGGTCGACCGCAGCTTGTGCAGCAGCTTTACCGTCATCCACAGTGTTTCGCGCCCTGCGGGGTCGCGGGCTGGTGAGTTTTTCCATGCTTCGACATGCTCCTGTTCGATGTCAGCGAAGGCCTTGGCGAATGCTGGGTTCTCCAGCACCTGCCGGGCCTGATCGCCTTGAGTGATGCGTTGTTCAAGCGGTTCCATTTGCGGCCATGTCCAGGTTCGATTGGGCCTGAGCTTCGGCCAGGGTTTCGCTCTTCTGCTGTGCTGCGATCTGCGCTTTGACGATGTCGGCGTCGTTCTGCAGGTTGATCTTCCACTGCTCGAACGCCAGCTTCTCGCGCTCGAAGTCGATCTTCGCCATCTGCTCGTCGTGCCGGCGCTGCGCGTCTCGCTCGGCCTGCTCGGCTTCGAGCTGGATGCGGACGGTCTGCTGCTGCGCTTCCAGTTCCTGGCGGTTGCGGTCTACTTCCATCTGCTGTTGTGCCAGCATCTGCGCCTTCTGCATCTCGGCCTGCAGCGTCATCTGCGATTTCTCGCGCTCGAATTCCAGCTGGTCCTTGCGGCTTTGCGCGTCGAGCTGCGCCTTGACCATGGCCGGGTCCTGCTGCTGCGGCTTCTGCGGCATCTTCGATGGGTCGGTGAAGAACTGGTCGCTGTTGCGGAAGCCCAGCGCCTCGGCCATCTTCTTGTCGGCCGCGTGCAGGTTCTCCGGCGTGGCATAGCCGATCTGCAGCGCGGTGACCTGCGCCTGCTTCAAGGCCATGAGGTGCTGGATCATCTGATCTTTGTTGCCGGTGCCCAGGCCCACGTTCGGCGTCAGATCGAACTGGTTCGTCCACTCGCGCGGGTCGATGTCCACCCAGCCGCCGGTCAGCTTGACCTGCTCGGGCTTGTCCTGGTACTGCGTGACCAGGCGCAGCATCTTCTTGAACAGACGCGCAAAGCCTGTCTCGGCCATCGTGCGCGCCACGAGCTCCAGGCGCTCGTCTGCCCGGTTGGTGACGATGTTCGACTGCGTGGCCGTCTGCGCTACCTGCATACCGCCGCCTTGGCTCTGCCGGGTGTAACCAGTGGCTTCCTCGGCGTCGCGCTCAGCGGCTTCCATCATGGTCATCGCGCTGCCGATGTCGCCCACGCCTTGATCCAGGCGGCCAACGGCGCCGGGCGACTTCACGCGAACGATGCCACCAGGTCGGCTGTTGAGCAGATCGTCGAGATTGACCTGCTGGTCGACCGCGAAGTACCGCCCGTTGACCTGCAGGTACAGGTTGTCCAGGATCGAGCGCTTGAGGCTCGTCTTGATGCGCTGGTGCGGCATGGCCAGGTCAGCTGGCGACCATCCGAAGAACTGGTGCGGCAGCGGGATCGATGCCAGGTCGACGAACGGGTTCGAATCCACCTTCTCACGGTCCAGGATCTTGCCGCCGGCGCGCGCCACCTTGAACAGGGCAGGGCCGTCGCCGTCGATGTCGGCATATACGTAGCATTCTTCCAGCCAGACCAGTCGCGAGTCTTCGTCCTGGGCCTCGGCCGGCGCGATCAGCTGCGTCTGCAGGCCGAACACGTCACGCTCGCGCGCTTCCTGCGTTTCCAATGGATCTTCGAAGCTGAACCCCTCGACGTCGTAGCCACGCTCCTGCAGGTAGCCCACGGTGCGGCGCACGCGGTGGCCCTTGAACGTGTTGTCGTCGATGTCCTTGCAGCTGCGCGAGACGAACATCTCGTCAGGGGGGATGTTCTCGATGCACAGGCGGCCACCTTTGCGGGTGCGCTTGACCTCGATGTCGTACAGCATGGCGTCGGGCTGCTCCTGCATCGCCGCGAACTGCTGCTGCGCCTGCGCGAACTGCTGCGGGTCGCCGGCGGCCATCTGCTGGAGTTGCTGCGCGGCCTGCTGGAGGAATTGCGCCTTCTGCTGCGCGGCTTCTTCGTCGGCATAGCCGCGCTGGCCGGTCACCTCGATCTCTTCGTCTTCCAGCAGGATCGCCAGCTGCACGTCGGTCTGACCGAGGTATTCCTCGGTCGTCTCGATCGGCGCGTTGTCCCACCAGACCTTGATGAAGCCCTTCTTCGACTTGAGCGCATCGAAGATCCAGGTGTAGATGATCTCGTAGCCTGGGTTCTTCTTGCGCAGCAGGTGGTTCAGGTATTCGGTGGCCTGCTTGGCCTTCGGCTCGTCGTCCGGCGTAGTGCCTTCGAACTCGACAACGTGGTCAGTGCCGCAGAAAATCTTCATCAGCGGCCCGTGCATGCCCAGCACCGTGTTCGCCACAGTGGTGTCGACGACCGACGACCGGCCTTCGATCTCAGGCGGCGCCAGGTCACCTTTCGGCACGCCTTGGAAGTAGTACTCGGCCTTGGCGCGCGCGGCCGACAGCAGGCCACCATAGCCAGATTCCGCACTGGCGTCCTGCATCTCCGCGTCGGTGAGCGCGCGCAGGTCGTCGTCTGTCATTTTTGCCATGCTGGCGTCTTCCACAAATACACGCGGCCGAGCAGGTAGATGCGAATCCACCGGCCTGGCACACAAAGGGAGAAGGTGAAGTAGTGCCCACCCTCATTGATTGCAACGATTCCGTGCCGCTTCCATTTCGTCACGGCACGATCGATCCAGCTGCGCTTATTCATCAGGTGCTTCCGAGTGATTTGTAGTTGAGCGAGCCGCCCCAAGGCTTTGCGATGTCGCCGTAGGCAATTGCGTGGCGCCGCATCATGTAGGCGTAGCGCACAGCGTCAAGGATGTCGTCGCGCACCTTCGAGATTTTTCCTTTCGAATCCCGGTGGTACTGCAGGAACTCGTCGAAGAAGTCGCGTAGGCCGGCAAACACCTTGAAGCGGCCACTGAGCATCAGGTCGCGAAGCTCAAACAGACCGGCCTCTACGCCGTTGCCGCCGTCAGGCCAAGTGGCCTGCTCGAAGAGCATGTTGAAACCTGCTTCTTCGTAGTAGGCCTTCTGCTGCTTCGCGCTGCCTTTCTCCGTCTGCAGGCCGTCGGCTGGCCAGGCAGTTGGCACGCCTTTGGCCCATGACTGGACGGCTCCCCACGCTTCAATCGGCTTGGTGTTGGCCTTTTTCCATGCCTTGGTGACATAGAACATGTCGCCTTCCGGATCGAAAACCAGCTGAACCTGGGACTGCGGGTGATCCCAGCCGAAGTCCATGCCATCGATGACGCGGAAGTGTTTCGGAATATCGAACGGCTCGCAGGTGATGGCATCTTCAGCCATGTCGTAAATTCGTCCGTGTCCCAGCATCGGAACTCCTTTCGTTCGCATGTCGCGCTGGTGCACAGGGAAGCTGGACAGCAGATTGGCTTTTGCCGTCTCGCTCAGGTGCGGCGCATCGTCCCAGCCCTTTTGCATGTACATCTGCGCGGGGGAGGGCGTGTCCATGAATTGGATGACCAGGTCAGTACGGCCGTTCTCGGGGGTGAAGGTCAGAATGCCACGCCCGCCTGCGCCGTTATCACCGGTGGCAGTACGCACCAGCACCTGGGGGAAGATCTCGGTGTCCTGCGGCTCCTCGTCGATGTGGAACCAGTCGACGCTGTCGCCCATCAGTGCATGCTGACCCTGGCTATACGACCAGAACTGGATGACCGCGTCGTCGGCCTGCACGTCGCCGCCGCCGATCTGACGCACGTACACGGTGCGCAGCGCGTTAGGCGTGCCGGCCATCGACTCGTAGCCCTTGATGTGCTCGGGAGGGATGAGGCCGCCGGAGAAGTTGCTGCCATCCTTCCTGCCCAGGATCGGCTCTTGCAGAAGGTCGCGCGTCTTTTCGCCCGAGTAGCCCAGGCACCAGATCAACGGCGCGTGGCCGAACGTGTGGCCCTCCCAGTCGTCCGGGTAATCGCCGAGGGCGTGTATCGCGTCGATGTAGGTACCGGTGTAGGTCTTGCCGATTCGGTTCGCGGCGATCAGGCAGACTTGGGAGTGGGTGAGAGTGCCGGCCACGAACTCACGCTGCCAGGCATACAGCTGACGGTACAACTGGCGGTAGCGGTAGACCCGGGCGCGCCGCTCGCGCTCTTGGAGCATTGCCAGCAGTAGCTCTTTCTCGGCCCTACTTGTCACTGTCATGGCCGGCGGCCGCACTCATTGCGGCGATCTGGGCGTCAAGTTGCTCGTCGGTGAGCTTGCCGACCTGGTGCTTGACCGGGCCGCCGCCGTCACCGGTGAGCTGCATCTTGTTGCCGTACTTGCGCGGCTTCATGCGTTGGGCCTGCTCGACCCGCGCGTGGATGCGCAGCTTGGCCTTGCGGATCGAGTCGGCGTCGACGCGGCAGTTATCCGCGATCTCGACTATCTCGTCGACCAGGGTGTCGGCCCGCTCGTCGGTAGCAATCTCGTACAGCTTTTCGAATTCAGGGTGCTCGCGCAGCCAGCGGAACACGGCAGCCTTGCTGGGCATGCCGTCGAGTTTGCACACGGCGCGGATGCTCTTGCCGTCAGCGATCGCGGCGCAGAACTTGGCGGCCAGCTCGGGCGTGTAGGTGGTCGCGGTCATGGGATACGGTCAAAAAAATGGCCCGGCAGCGTGGTGCTGGCCGGGCCGGAAGCTCCGCCGAAGCGGAGAGAGGAGACACAGGTAAGCGGCTATCGGGCCGCCTGGGTGAGCAGCGCGATGCGCGCCAGCTCGAGTTGAATCAGCACCAGTACCCAGCGGCGCTCGGCTTCGTGGGATAGCTGAAATGGCACGGTTGGTCCGAAGAGGGGTTGGAAATCCCACCAGAGGAATGGGCCTTTAGAGTCACATAGTATGGAAGAACTAACCCAAAGGAACCCATGAAACTCAGTGTCAAAGAAGTTACCAGCCTGCTCGATTCAGTAAGCCGTTTAGTGTGCTCGTTACAACAGGCGGCCATTGCCTTCGCATTGATAGTCGAATGTGCACAGCGGTTGTGAGGTGCCGGTTACAGCGTCCGGCGCCGGCAGCGCGGATGCGCCGGCTGTCTGGTCAGCACCAGGTCGTTTCTAGCGCCAGCGAACGCCGGCGCGGCCTTGGAGCCAGTAGATGTATGCCCAACTGCGGCCGACCAGCACAGTCGGGAGGAGACAGGTTGAGGTGAAACCACCCCAGTCAGCGAAGAACTTCATCATTGGCTCCAGAAAGCAAAAAGCCCCGCGTCATCGCTGACTGCGGGGCTTCGATTTCACCGTCTAGAGACGCCGCAGGCTCCCATCAGGGAAGCTCTACACGTCGATTGCTGGACGGAATTAAGTTGTGAGCAGGAATGTACTTCTGAGATTTCCTGTTGTCAAGAAATTTCTATTCAGCACCGCGCTTTTGTCGCGCCAGCATCATGGCATCCGCCAAGTCGTAGCTGAATTCGGTGATCGAGCGCACGGCGTCGTTGTCCTTTACGTCGTTATGCGCATTAGCAAGCAGACCAGTCAAGATATTGGCCGCAAAATAATCGCGCAGGTCCATGCCCTCTTTTGATGGCACATGGTGTTCGTACCAAGCGCCGCCTCGAGCTTGAGGCGGAGTGTTACGAAGCTCAGTGCGGCTCGGTGTCGGAAATGCGGATGGGGCGTTGTTGTCGCTCATGGGGTCTCCCGTTTGTTGTTGAGCAAGCATTCTATCGCGGCTTGCGCTTGGCGGAACACCGTCACAAACACCGTCGCCGGCCGATGCGCAATCGACAGCTTGCGGCACACCTCTTCCGGCCGTGACTGGTCGATGTAGCAGTAGCGCAGCATCATCCGATCGCGCCGGGAGAGTTGGCGCATGGCCAGCTCGATCGCGTGTGCATCTTCCTCGTCCACTTTGCGGCGGTCACCGGTCGGCTTCTCGCCGTTGGCTTCACGCTCGAGCCGATCACAGAATGCACCGGTGGCGCTGACGCCGATGGTGCGGGTAGGGCGGTAGACCCGCGCCCAGTTCTCCAGGCGCGAGCCGATGTCGCGGCGTTGGTCGGTCAATCTTCAGCCCTCCACGAATCGCGCCACACCTGGCGGCCATAGCACCAGCCCGCGGCCCAGGCGGTTGCATCCTTCGGTAACCGACTCGGCGTGCAGTGCGGGTTCTGCCACGCAGCGACGCCATCCAGGGAGGCGAGGGCGCCGGCGTCGAAGGCGGTGCTACCGGAAGGGACCAGGGCCGCGCGTGCGCGTTCCTCCCGCGCGGCGCGTCGCGCCCGCTCCCGGACGTTCATCCGGACGAGCAGCCACAGGAGCACGGCGGCCAGCGTGAAGAACGCTAGCGAGATCAGGGCGTTGATGACGTGATCGTTCACGCGACCTCCGCGAGCTGGGCTTTGACCTGGTCGACCTCGATGTGCTGCGCGAGTGAGAGGATGGCCAGCGCGTCGGCCTGGTTGTTGTCTTTCGGGTGGAAGCCCTTGGCGCGCGCCGTCTCGACCATGGCCAGCTTGTCGGCGTTGCCCTTGCCGGTCCAGTGCTTCTTGACCTGGCCGACGCCGACCGGGCGCAGCGGGACGTTGTTCGCCGCGCACCACATCTCCAGGCATGCGAGGAAGCCGCCGTAGACGTGCGCGGCCAGCGTGCCGGCGTGCTGCTTCACGTCTTCGTAGTAGACCGCGTGGATCTCGCCGGCGGTGCGCTGCTCGGCCAGAAAGGCGCGGAACTTGAGCCAGCGTTGGCCGGCCATTTCCCAGCGGCGGTTGCTGAAGTTCTCGGTACCGCTGTGCACGGTGCCGTTGCGGTCGGTGCGGGCCCAGCCGGTTTGGGTGCCGATGTCGATTGCCAGGATGTTCATGGGGTGCTGCTCCTCGTTGTTGTTGTGGCCCGGCTCGCGGCCGGGCGTGGTGCGTTACTGGCCTGCGACTTCGCCGTGCAGCAGCGCGAGCTCGCATGCTTCCTGGTGCAGCTGCTGCTTGAGCGCGTAGCCCATCAGCGGCCAGATCTTCTGCACCGCGTTCTGGCGCGCGATCTCGCGGCCGATCTCGGCGTTGAAGTTTTCCGGACTGGCGCAAGCCGATTCGCCGGTGACGGTGAAGCCGTTTTGCAGGACCACAACGCAGAACGTAAGCAGGCCGAGCGATTGCGGTACTTTCTTGGCACTTGCCGCCAGCGCGCCATCCTCGGCCGTGAAGTAGTGCTCGCTGGCGATGTTCGCCTCGATGTCGCTCGGCTTGACGCGCGGCGCCGTGAGGCCCTTGGCTTGAATCTGCTGTTCGATGGCTTGATCATTCATGTTGCTTTTCTCCTATGGTTCTGCGGTTGTGGCGCTCTCGCGTGCGAAATGGTCTCGGTCAGGTGGTGCTGCTCTCGTTCGCCAAAGCCTCTCGAGCAAACTGCGACTGAATCGGCAGCACGGTCTCGCCAGCGCCTTCACTCGCCTGGATGCGTCGGGCCCAGCCTAGGTTGTCGTGATTTGCCGGCCTGTTGTTCACTGCTCGCACCGCGTGCGCAATCGCGGCCCGGGCTTTCTCGGTCGAGGTGGTTGAGTTGCCGGGCGCGGTGAGCTGCAGCATTGGCTTCGGCACCTCGTCCCATGTGGCCTTGGCCAGCTGCTGGCTCAGGGCGGTTTCCCAGCGTGCTTTGACGAAGCTGTACGACTGTTCGCGCAGCTCGGTGGCCATGGGCATTGCAGCCCAGTAGATCGCCGGGTGCGACCAGGTGCCGTGCTCGCCGGCGAAGCGGGCTTGCACACCAGCGACGGCCTCGTAGTACGCGCGCAGCGGATCGACACCCGGCCGGCAGGCTTGGATGAACTCGGCGCAGCTCGGTGGCCACGCGAAGCGACGACGGCATTCGCGCAGCCCGGCCTTGACGTCGCTGGGCGTGATGCCTTCCTCCTCGAAGGCCTCGACCCAGCTTTCGGCCCAGTTGTCGATCGCCTGCTGGTTGGCGAAGTTGCTGCGCCACTTGTGCGGGTAGGCGCCGTCGAGGCGGTTGAACAGGTGGTCGACCAGCGAGATGCCCAGGCCTGGCGCAGGATCGAACCACTGCGAGTAGGGACGGGTGCTGGGCGAAGTCGGCAGCGCGGGGATTTCGGCAAGGTTGGTCATGACGTGATCCGGTTGCGGTTGACGTAAGCGACGGGGTCGAACTTCTCAGGTGCACCTGGGCGACCTGGTGGCGCGGCGCCGTTGGCTTGCAGATCGGCTGCATCCTTGGCCCATCGCTCGAGGATCGAGAAAACGTAGGCAGGTGGGATCGACTCGCCAGGTTTCGATTTCTTCGCGGCCTCGCAGGCAGCCTGCATGGTTTCGACGGATACGCCTTGGTCTGCCAGTGCGATCAGGCGAAGGTCGCCCGGGTTCGAGCTGATGCCAAACTGGCGCATGATCTTGCTCAACGCGCCGGCAGAGACTGGCGCAGCGCCATCGGTTTCGCGCAACTCCGGTTGAGCAGTCGCGGGGTGTCCAAGGTTTGGTTTTAATTCTCTGTATCCCTGTCCATGTCCCTGTCCATGTCCATTGGATGGTGTTTCCCGAGGGACTTCGCCCATTTCAGCAAGGGACGAAGGTGGCATGTCCCCAAGTACATCACTGTCTGTCCCGAGGGAACCGGGTGTAATGTCCCTAGGGACAGGTAGCGGTTGTCCTGCGGGACAGCCTGCCGCAAACCACGTTTCGAATTCAGGGAACGGCACCTTTGTCCCGTGCCTGTCGTTGTGCTTTTTGATCCGTGCGCACTCTGTTTTGAGGCGCTGCTTGAGCTTGCTGACCCAGGCTTCGTTTGCCTTCTCGGCCACGACAGGGTGATACCAGCGGCCGTCGCTGCATAGAATGAATCCACGCATGGCGCCTGTGCGCACTTCATCCCAGTGGGGGTCGATGCGGCCGCGTGAGAGATAGCCCGCCGCTTTGGCGATCCAGTTGTCGCTGTCGGGCATGCTGCCGGCAGGGACCTGGTGCCAGGCCGCAGCCCAAAGGAGAACCGCCGACCAATTTTGCTCGGGCGTCTGCTCGCTGGCCATGTCGCTATCACGCAAGCGCGCGACGTCGAGCGGCATGAAAGCGAAGCCCTGCAAGTCGCAATCAGGTGGGGTGAAAGGCGCCGGGAGTGTGACAGTGGCGGTCGTTGTCATGGCGGCGACGCCTCACACTGTTCAGCCGCGCGGCGATCCCACTCTGCCTGCCAGGTCGCGATCGCGTCCGTCGAGTGCCAGTTGAAGTTATGCCCGTCACGATCCACGCCGCGGTCAAACGCAGCGCGAGCCTTTGCGCGGATCATGTCGATCGAAATGATTGGTTCCATTATTCGCCTGCCTCGTCTACGACCTTGCGCAGCTGCTGGCGCGCCATGTATTCGGCCTGTTGCTTGCGGTGGTCTTCCTTGTTGGCGATCGCGTCCCGGTCGATGGCGCGCCAGGTGCGCGCCTGCAGGGCGATCTTGTCGTCCGCCGAATACTTCGGCTGCTTTGCTTGTTCGGACATGTGCTCCTCGGTTATGTCAGGTGGAATTGCCAGGCGCCGTCGGCTTCAAAGGCGCATGCGCAGCACGCCAGGTGCGCGGTAGTTCGAGCGGCCCGGCAGCAACATGGCCACGTTCTGGCCAGCGCCGGGTCTTCCGGCAGGCTGGTGGCGCGCATTAGCATTCCGGTCGTTGAGCCAGCCTCGTGCGAGGTCGCGCAGCTTCTTGCTTTGCGTGACGTCGTCGGCCTGGCATTGCTGGCTGAATTCGACGAACTCGTCGGCGTTCAGCAGCGTCTTTACTACGATGGTTCGTGGGGCTTTCACTGGTTCTCCTGGGGTGGGTGGATCGGGTAGGGGTGCTTCTGGAGTTCGGGTGGGCAAATGCCCGGGGTGTGAAAAAGCCGCAGGCTTACTGCGGCTGGGGTGCTTGTTCGATCAGTTCGGGCCAGATCCGCTGCCAATCGTCGGGGAACAATTCCTTTCGCGTCACAAGGCCACCAGTAGCGGCCTCGATGGCTGCGCCATGGGCGACAGGGACAGGACGTGTCCCATCTGCCCATCGGCTGATGTCGGGCGCATGTGCGCCAATAGCTTTCGCCAGCGACGCTTGGCGTCCGCGTTCTTGAGAGAGGTAGGTTTTGATGTCCATAGAGCGCCAGTATAGCGATTCGCTAAATAACGTCAATAGCGTTTCGCATATTTCATTGTTTAGCGATCTGCTATGTAATGCTCGTATGCAAACGAATGATGAAATCCGCCGTGAAAACCTCGAGGTCGCTATCAAGCGCATGGGTACAGCGGCAAAGCTCGCTGCTGCAGCGAACACTGCTCCGGCTTACATAAGCCAGATTCGCAACAAGACACGTGATAGCAAGTCAGGCACGCCGAAGATGATGGGTGACGACATGGCCCGGAGGATCGAGGCCGCGATCGGTGAGCCGCATGGTTGGATGGACAAGTCTCATCTGTTTCAAGAAGGGACAGACGCCGATGGCAATGCGCGTCCATTCGATGTGAACATCGCTCCCGTCATGCTGCCTTCTCGGCCGATTCCAGTCATTTCATCGGTTCAGGCCGGCGCGCTGCGCGATATGGAGAATCCGTACGAGCCTGGAGACGGTTATGCAGTCGAATACACGGAAGACCAGAAGCTATCTCGCTGGGCTTTCTGCCTCGATGTTGAGGGCATGTCGATGTCGCCGCGATTCCAGCCAGGCGACCGGCTGTTTGTTGATCCTGATCGAGCACCTGGGCCGGGTAATTTTGTTGTGGCACGCAATGGAAGCAATCAGGCGACATTCAAAAAATACCGACCGCGTGGGATGGATGCAAATGGAAACGAGATATTTGAATTGGTTCCGTTGAATGACGATTACCCGACGCTTCGTAGCGATACAGAGCCGTTATACGTTATCGGCGTAGTCACTGAAGTTAAGCAGCGACTTGTCTAGCAGCCGATTTTTTAGGTGTAAGGGGGATCAGTTGAAGCCACAAGAAAACATCGAAGCGGATCGATTTGATGATCACATGCTTGGCGAGTTGGCAAAAAAGAGTAGGGCATACGCTGACGTAGCTGCGGCAATAAAAGAGGCGCGAAAATCATGTGATAGCGCTGGGCTGAACTGTAAGTATGATGACCAGGGATTTCCCTTTTTTACACGGTTTCAGACGTCTAAAACAGCTAGGCACACGAGGGAGGATACGTCCGCCACATTGCTTTTACAGGCTGTCATTTTGGAGCGGCTTGACAGGAATAGAAAATATATGTGGGTAATCATTGCGTTGCTTCTTTATATCGCAAGCCAAGTTGGATCATAAAATAATCCCCGCCGTAGCGGGGACTGAAGAATCCCGTTCATTGTGGACGGAATTAGCGCCGGCGCGTCATCGCCGGATTACTGAAAGGGCAGTGCCATGGCGGTTTATATCATCTCGTACGACCTCAATAAGCAAAAAAATTATCCAAAGCTTTATGATCAGATTAAGTCGGCAGGTACGAACTGGTGTCATCCGATGGACTCAACTTGGCTTATCGTTTCCGATTCGACATCGTCAACAATCCGGGATCATATCGCCAAGGCCATGGATCAGGACGACACATTGCTGGTTTGCAAAGTTGCCAAAGGCGACTCCGCTTGGCGCGGGTTATCGCCGCAAATTTCCGCATGGCTTAAGGCCAACTTGTAATTCGTCTCCGATCCGTCAGTCGGCGCATCTTCCAGAAGGCGAAACGGCAGGCCGCCGACTTTTACCATAGTTCCTTTTGGTAATACAAACATACATTCCTCCATGCCCGCACTCGCGGGCTTTTTTCTGCCCGGACCATCCAAGCCCAGACCAGTCTAGCTCAGAAATTTAGCGCGACGCTACATTTTTCTCTTGTGTACTTTAGCGAATCGCTATAAAGTACCTCCATCGCAACCGAGCTCAGCACCCGCCGAGTCGCCGACTGGAGGAAGACATGTCCCGCACTGTATCACCCGAAGAACTGCGCAACAAAACGCTGATTGACTTGACCCGCCAGAAGTCGGCCGGCCTGCTGGCCGCCGTGCGCGCTGGACAGCCGCAGGCATCAAAGCTGATCCGCGACTGCCTGTCCGAATACATCACCGACGACAACGCGCTGGCCACCCTGATTTTGGAATCGCTGGCTGGTACGAACAGCCTGCAGGGCGTCATCACCGACCTGATCTGGGCCGAAGCCGAAGCGCTGGCTCAGCTCGAGCTGGCCGCGATCGAGCGCGAGAACCGCGAGCTGTCGACGGCTGATCGGATCGACCGCTACCTCGACAGCATCGCGGCATGAACTGCACTCACTGCCACGACACGGGAAGCCTGTCAAAGAACCTGCACGGCTACATGGACTGCGCGTACTGCGGCGTGGCCGAGGAGCGCGTGCAAGTGAACATCTGGGCAGACCGCACGGCGCCCACCGTCGACCAGGTCGACGCCTGGCTGATCTACCAGCACGGCAAAACCACAGCAGCACAGAACACGGCGCGGGGAAGCATGGAGCAGGGCAGTTCCGCGTAAAGGCAAAGCCATGCACGGCCGCACCAGCGGCGCCGGAGACGTAACCGGCACCAACAGCGAAGCCGGCCGCGCCGGCGCAAACGAGGAGAGCAGGATGATCAAGAAATTCGAGGCCGGCCAGACCGTCTACAGCGAACAAGGCGAGCGAGCCGAATATGTCACTGCGTCGGGCGATGGTCACATCGTCCGTCCAATCGTAGAAGACTGCGGCTATGACGGCGACAGCGGGCCATATGACCACGTTTGCGACCCGGTGATCTGGCGTCATGTGTTTCATCAAGAGCCGGTGGCCAAGTTCAGCGACGAGCTGAAAGTTATCCACGAGCAGATCGCTGCAGCAAAAGCTGAGCGCAGCCAGATGCAGGCCGAAGAATATGCATTGCAACGTGCTCGTGCCGAGAAATTGAAGCGCTTCTCCGTGCTTGACAGCCTGGAAGCGTTCATCGACGGCAAGATCACGCACTACGTGACCCGCGATATCTACAACCCGCCGCAGATCATCAATATCGAGCAGGCGCTTACCGGAGACAGCGACAGCAAGCGAGGAGTATTGCGTTTGCTCACCCTCGGTGGCTGCTTGAAAACCGGCGGCATCAACTGGCAACTGAACCAATACTCAGATGGTAGTGGTAGCGCCACCGGCGTGATCCCTTGCACCTCGCTCGAGCAGGCACAGGAAATCGTGAAGCAGGAGGTCATCAAGCATTTCGCAGGCTCCCGCCGTCCGGACACTGAGCGCCAAGAATGGATTGATACCGCCGAAAAGCTTGGCATCAATGTGCCGGAAGCGTATCGCCGGATCGTGGCCGCCAAGAAGCTTCGACAGCTTGAGGAAAACGGCCACTACACGCGCCGCCAAGCCGAGCAGTACAACGAGTCTGTCGCGCGCATGGATGCCGAGCTCGTTGCGCTGCGTGACTACCTCGCTACCCCAGAAGGTGTCGCATGATCGCCGTCCGCGTCACCCGCGGCCCGTATCGCGTCGTGCGCCGCCTGGCGCGCAAAGCAGCGAAGCCTGTCGCGCTGCTGTGGACCACCTGGAAGTTGAAGAAGAGCCAGGACGACGTCGCCTACCTCGCATCGCTGCGCGCGCAGTTCGAGCAGAAGGAGCACAACGAGGCCCTGCGCCAGGTGCGTTTGATGCGCAGCCGCAGCCAGATCGCGAGCTGGTGATGATCCGCCACTTCAAAGACCAGTACCGCCTGTCCCTGCGCGCCGGCTTCGGCCCGCGCAAGGCAGCCATCCGTGCGCTGCGCACGTATTTCAACGGTTTTTAACCACGAAGGAAACCATGAACGAACTCACCACCCAGGGCGAAACTACTTTCTCCCTTTCCCCGCGCAACCTGGCCGAAGCCATGGAGTTCGCGAAGATCATCGCGTCGTCGGACATGGTCCCGAAGGACTACATCAACAAGCCGGGCAACGTCTTGGTGGCTGTGCAGACCGGCGCCGAGCTGGGCCTCAAGCCGATGCAGTCCCTGCAGGGTATTTCGGTGATCAACGGCCGTCCAGGTGTGTGGGGCGATGCGATGTGGGCGCTGATCATCAGCCACCCGGAGTTCGAGGATGTGCAGGAGGAGAAGCAGGACACGCATTGCACGGTGACTTTGAAGCGGCGCGGTCGCTCGCCGGTGGTCACCACATTTACGATGGAAGACGCCAAGAAGGCAGGCTTGGCCGGCAAGCAGGGGCCATGGCAGACGGCGCCGAAGCGGATGCTGCAGATGCGTGCCCGTGCCTTCGCCGCGCGCGACCTGTTCGCTGATGCGCTCAAGGGCATCAAGTCGATCGAGGAGCTGCGCGACTACCCGGACGAGCGCGTCGAGCGCGACATCACACCGGCGCCAGCGCAGGCCGCCGCCCAGGCGACGAAGGCGGAACTGCCGCAGTGCACGGCCGAGAAGTTCACGGAGAACACGCCGGCCTGGCGCGACATGATTCTTTCGGGGAAGAAGACACCGGCGGCGCTGATCTCGATGCTGAGCACAAAAGCCGTTCTCAGCGAAGACCAAAAACTGACCATCGATAGCTGGTCCCACGAAACCGAATAAGGACACCATCATGCAAATTCACGATCTTGCCCAGGGTAGCCCCGAGTGGCAGCAGTACCGTCTTGAAAAGTTCGGCGCCAGTGAGGCGGCCGCGATGCTGGGTATCTCGCAGCTGGTCAAGCGCAACGAGCTGCTGCACATGAAGGCGACTGGCACCGCCCAGGAGTTCAGCGACTGGGTGCAGAAATACATCCTCGACTACGGCCACGAGGTGGAAGCGCTGGCGCGCCCGCTGGCCGAAGAACTGATCGGTACCGAGCTGTACCCGGTCACCTGTTCGGATGGCCGGCTGTCGGCGTCGTGCGACGGCTTGACGATGGCAGAAGACGTCGCGTTCGAGCACAAGCAGTGGAACCAGGCGCTGGCCGCATCGATCTGTGACGGCGTGCTGCCTGACGAGTACATGCCGCAGTGCCAGCAGATCATGATGGTGACCGGTGCAGGCAAGGTCGTGTTCGTCTGTTCCGATGGCACGCCCACCAGCTTCGTGCACATCGATGTGCTGCCGGATCCAGCGTGGCAAGAGCGCATCCGCGCCGGCTGGGTGCAGTTCGAGGCCGACCTGGCCACCTACGAACACGTCGAAGTTCTGCCGCCGCCAGTCGCCGCCGCAGTGCAGGACTTGCCGGCGCTGTCGATCCGGGTCGATGGCCAGCTCACCCTGAGCCACAACCTGCTGCTGTTCGGCGACAAGCTGCAGTCGTTCATCAAAGATATCGACACGAACCCGAGCGACGACCAGGCATTCGCCGATGCTGAGCAGGCCATCAAGGTGATGGAGCGCGCCGAGAATGCGCTGGGCGCCGCCGAGGCGTCGGCCCTGGGCCAGATCTCGACCGTCGACGACATGGTGCGCAACGTGGCCAGTCTCAAGGAACTGGCGCGCAAGACGCGCCTGATGCTCGAGAAGACCGTCAAGGCGCGCAAGGAAACGATCCGCGTCGAGATCCAGCAGGCCGGCAAGGACAAGGCAGCAGCGCACATCGCCGCGCTGAATACCCGCCTTGGCAAGCCGTACATGCCAGCGATCGCGTTCGACTTCGCCGGCGTCATGAAGGGCAAGAAGACGGTCACCAGCCTGCGCGACGCAGTCGACACCGAACTGGCGCGTTTCAAGATCGAGGCCAACGCCGTAGCCGATCGCATCCAGATCAACCTGGGCACGCTGCGCGAGCTGGCCGGCGGCCATGCCTTCCTGTTCGCTGACACTCCGTCGATCGTGCTCAAGGCTGCGGATGATCTGACCTCGCTGGTGAAGATGCGCATCGCCGAGCACCAGGCAGAGGAGGCGGCTAAGGCCGAGGCGCTGCGTGCGCGGATTGCCGAAGAAGAGCGCGTGAAGGCCGAAGCTGCCGCAGCGGAGAAGATGCGCCAGGAGCAGGCCGAAGCCGCGCGCGTGGCCGAAGAAGTTGCGTCGATCGAGCGGGCGCGCGTCGCGGCTGATACGAAGCGTCAGCTCGAGGAGCAGGCGGCCAGCATCGCGGCGGCCAACAAGGCAGCGGCTGCCCCAGCGCCAGTGCTAGTTGCTGCTACCCCGGCGGACGATCCTGACTCCCAGGAAGTGCAGCCCGCGCCAGCGCAGGTGACGCCGATCGCCGCAGCGCGCCCGGCCGCCAGCGCGCCAACGCTGCGCCTGGGCCAGATCAACGAGCGCCTGGCGCCTGTCGCGGTAACCGCTGATGGCCTGGCGCGTCTCGGCTTCGCCGCCGCCGGCCGCGATCGCGCCGCGGTGCTGTATCACGAAAGCGACTTCTTGGAAATTTGCCGCGCTCTGGTCGTGCATGTGCGCGCCGTTCAGGCGGCGCAAGCCGCGCAGGCAGCGTGATGCCAGCGCAGCGCCTCTCCACCTGGTTGGCCCTGCGCTGCCGCGAGCCGCTGTTCCAGCGGTTCCTGCGCGTGCCGGACGAACCAACTGCTGTGCACTCGGTGCGCGCGATCTGCGAAGTGAAGTCGCGCGGTGAGATCGATCAGAACCCGACTGCCGCGCAGCGCTTCCACGATTTCATCCGCAAGCCGTACCTGCTGTTTGCCAACGACCCAAATAACCACCCCCAGGAGAACTGACCATGTTCGAACTCACCCAAGCCACCGTCAAGCTGGCCAACATCAATCCCCGCGCCGAGATGCACGGCGACGATCCGAAGCCGGCATTCGACCTCAAGATCGAGGCAACGTGCTCAAGCGCCGCACTGACGCACTTCCATCCGGAGCTGCGCCAGCACCTGTTCATGAAGGACCAAAACCCAGACCTGATCGACCAGGTCATCGAAGGTGACGGGCTGACCGTGCTGCGCTACCCGAAGATGGGCGCCATCAAGTGGGATTGGGAAGGCGCTGGCTACACCGCCACGGTCGACTATGGCATGGGCGGCTCGAGCAACCTCGACCTGAACGACTGCAAGGTCGACCACTTCAAGATCGAAGCGCAGAACGGCGGCTCGGTGGTGATTACGTTCCGGATCATTGCGCACCCGGAGAGCGAAGACGTCGGCAAGCTGTGCGAATTCATGCAGCGCGAAATCATCCTGGACCTGCTGCCGCCAGCGCCGCAGACCCTGGGCGAACTGTTCGGCGAGGCGGCCTGATCATGGCGCGCCGCCAAGTACCCGCGACCTCGCTCGCGAAGTTGGGCATGGCCCATCGGACGGCGGCGCGCGAGGCCGCGCTGTCGAAGGCACTCGAACTGTTCGGACACGGGCCGATGACCACCGTCGAGCTGATTGCTGCCCTGGGCGTTAACCGCAGCACCGGCTTTGCTTACCTGCGCAAGTTGCGCGCGGATGGCAAAGTCTGTCTTACCGATGACAAACGTGATGGCCTGGGGCTGTACGCGCTGGGCGCCGAGCCAAGCTTGACCTGTTTGGATGAAGAGGTCGACGCGGCCATGGCTCTCAAGCGTTTTGTGGCTCAGGCGAGCCAGGTCGGCATGTGGCGGGATCCGCTCGTGGCCGCGCTGTTTGGGCCAGCGTAGGAAAGTGCAGCGTCGATAAATGGACCCGTCCCTGGCACTAATGCACAGCAGATTATCGAATTAACCAAGCGGATGAATCGAGCCCTGAGAACTCGCAGTCCGGGTTTTGGAGACCAACTGATCAGGTACGCGAATGTTTCGTTCAATCAGAAAGCATCATCAATGCCGCAAGCGAGCATGAATACTAAGCATTCATTGCGCGCACCGATTAGATGGCGATACGCTTCCGTGAGTCGACTGCGCATCCCGTCACTAAAGTGTCGCTCTTTTCGATTTTTTTTCACGCTACCGCTTTTCTCTGCCTGTTTCATAGTTTGAATAACTGACACGACCTCAGCCTGTGCGAGACCTAACTTCACAGCTAAGTGCTTGCCAATATGTAGAAGGGGCGTCAACTCAGATGGTTTCCAAATGTGCGCGCGTTGCAATATGTCAACGCAATCCAGATAATCGATATTCACGTCTGAATCTCTGTTGTTATCCAGCCATTGCATTGCTGCTGTCAAAGCGTTTTGAAGCTCGACGATTCGAACAGAAAAGTCAGCTGAGGAAATTAAAGCTAAATCTCTTTCGGCTTGATGACGACGCCTTGTCTCTGTTCTGGCAAGGTAGATTGTCCCAGCCAGGGTTAGCACGGTCCCTATTGCGCCAACCCATGTCGCCCACTCGGATTTGTTTAGGCCATGCTTGTAACCCAGAGAGCTTAGATAAGCAACTGTCGCAAATCCGAGAAGCCCGCATAGGACGGGACGATAATTCAACCACCAAAGAAAATTTTTCATCCAGAAATCTTATCACGAGAAAAACTTATGATTGAACAAAGCCACACTCGTAAATTAAAACCGGAGGAATGCATGGATAATCGAAACACACAGGAGCTTCCAGCGACGGGCTATGTCCGCCTCAAACAACTGGTGCCGAACATCATCCCGTTCTCGCCGGCGACGTTATGGCGCAAGGTGAAGGCACAGACTTTCCCAGCGCCGGTGAAGCTGTCGGTTGGCGTCACGGCCTGGAGGGTGGAAGATGTGCGGGCCTGGATGCAGGCCCAGGGTTGAACGTCACACGTTGTGCCGGAGCGGAACCACATCGGCGCCGCGCCGGAGCTTGTCTAAGTAGTCAGCCCAGCGCTGCATCATCTCGCGGCGCGCCGGCAGGTGGGCGGTCCGATTGTACGCGCGGCCGTTCACATCCTTGACCTGGTGCGCGAGCTGGTGCTCGATCAGGTCGACCCGCTCCCCTAGCACCTCGTCGAGCATTGTGCGTGCCATCGCGCGGAACCCGTGCCCGGTCATCACGTCTTTGGAGTAGCCCATACCGCGCAGCGCCGCGTTGACGGTGTTGTCGCTCATGGGCCTGCTGCCCGTGCGAATGCTCGGGAACACGTACCGCCCGGCGCCGGTGATGCGCTGCAGGTCGCGTAGCACGGCCACTACCTGGTCGGCCAGCGGCACGATGTGTTCCACACCCATCTTCATCTTCGCGCCGGGGATGCGCCACTCGGCGGCGTCGAGATCGATCTCTCCCCATTCCGCTGTCCGAAGTTCGCCCGGGCGCACGAACACCAGCGGGGCAACGCGCAGCGCGGCGGTGACGAACGGGTGCCCATGGTAGGCATCAATTGAGCGGAGCAGGGCGCCGGCCTGCGCGGGCGAGGTAATCGCGGCGTAGTGCTGCTGCTGCTTTGTCTCGAGCGCGCGGTACAGACCTGCGGTGACGTCGACGGTGACGGCCTCGGTGACGATCGCGTATTGGAATATCTGGCCGCAGTAGCCAAGCACACGCTTTGCCGAGTCGATGGCGCCGCGCTGCTCGATGATGCGCACGGCGTCGAGCACGTCGCGCGCGCGCAGGTCAGCAATCGGGATGTGGCCGATGGCCGGAAAAATGTTCTTTTCGAGCCAGCTTACGACCCGGGCCTGTGTGGTTTCGCCGCGGCGCGCGGACGACTTGGCCAGCCACTCGCGCCCGACCGCCTGGAACGTGTCCACGCTGGCGCGCGCTGCAACCCGCTTTTCCTCCCGTTTTGCGGCACTCGGATCGGTGCCGGCCGCGAGCAGCTCGCGCGCGGCTTCGCGTTTCTTCCGCGCAGCAGACAATGAAACGGCAGGATAGACGCCCAGTGCCAGTGTCTTCTGCTTGCCGGAAAAGCGATAGTTGAGGCGCCAGTATTTGCCTGTAGATGAGACGTGCAGGTACATGCCATCACCATCGGTGTGCTTGTCCCCGGCCTTGGCGCCGGTGTGCTTAACCTGCCGCACGAAGGTATCGCTGAGGGGCAT